GTAATGTTATAGCTTCTGCTAGTAGACCTGTCATGGGCTGTGGTGTTACTCCTGCAGGATTAACTGCTGGCATAGGTGATGGATTTCTGCTCATCATCTCCATGAGCTGTTGTATTGTTAAGTTCATTTTACTTCCTTAAAAATATACTGCAAAAAAATTGGGTACTGGCGTTTACTAATCTATTAACATTTTTTGTATATCAAAAAAGGGCACTACCCTTGTTTGCTAATCTATCCCTGTAATAACTTTGATATTAATGGGGGCACCCCCTTCTCCAGTTAACTCTGTAGTATTTTTCTCTGACCATTGAGCACGAGTCTTAAGCCAGAATATCATAGAGGAAGTATCACCCTGCTTAGCCTTCTCAAACAATGTGCCTGCGATAGCAGCATTAGCTTCTATGCGACCAAGCTCTAACTCTTGCTTATAATACTTGGTAAGTGTGTCGTGAGAGATTCCGAGTACAAGTGCGATGTCTTCATACCTAGTACCTACTATAGACATTTGCGTGACCTGATTTCGGGTGTCCTGTGATACAAGGTGCGTGGGTCTTCCGCGTTTTCTTTTCTCAGGTTTTTCTAATTGAGAATCATTCTCAATAATATTTATATCTTTATTCATATTTATTTAATTAATTGTTAAATTTATTTGACATTATTTATTTGTTGATGTTACAATACATCCATGCATTAATAAGATGCACAACACTTGAAAGGGTTATATTATGAGTAATTTTATATATGATAACAAAGCCTTAAAGAAAGTATTAAGAAACTCCAAGGGTTTAAAAGCCTCAATAAGAATGGCTGGTACTGACGATTTTAGCGTTTACATAGAAAAATCAGACTTTTTATACATGATGTCACAAAATCCATCACTTAAGTTTTGTTATAGAATCTATGACAATATAATAGATATTGATATAGATCATACTTATGAAAATTTATTATAATTTAGGCTTTTAAATACGCTTAAATATTAAACCATTGATTTAAAAGGATATTAAAATGAAACTATTATCAATTGAAGCAGATGCAAAAACAAGCAAAAACACTAAGTTTGGATATTTAACGGGAATTCAGTATTTAGCGCCATACAAGACAAGCGGCGTCAATCTTTGTCCTATGGCAGAAAAAGCGGGATGTATTAAGTCTTGTTTATATGAGACTGGCCGAGGCGCATTTGCTAATGTTAAAGCCGCAAGACTAGCACGAACCAAACTATATCTAACTAACCCCCCTGAATACTTTAATAAACTAGTAACTGAAATTAAAGCACTTGAAAAGAAAGCTATCAAATTAAACTTAAAGCCATTAATTAGATTGAATGGCACATCGGATATTAGATATGAAAATATCCATTTTGTTTATAATAATGTAACTTATCGCAACATCTTTGAAGCATTCCCCAACATCCAATTTATGGATTATACCAAAATACCAAATAGATTGACATCTATGAACGGTATATCAGAATTCCCTAAAAACTATGATCTTACTTTCTCTTATTCAGGTGCTAAGGGTTTTGAAAAATACAACGAACGCGCATTAAAGCAAGGCATGAGAATTGCCGCAGTATTTGACAAGCTAGAATCTATTCCCGTTGTATTTCATAACAGAAAGGTATTAAGCGGTGACGATAATGATTTAACTTTCACAAAGCCAAAAGATAGTATTTTAGGCCTATATGCAAAAGGTACTAAAAAACTAATTCAAATGGGTATTGATTCACAATTTATTATACAAGGGGCTTAATATGATAATCACTAAAAACTACAATGGTTCAGTAACAATTTCAGATATAAAAGACAATCAATATTATAATCAAACTTACTATTTTTATAGCTTGAGAGAAGCTAAAAAACTATTTAAACAATATTTAAAAGGGGTTTAATATGAAAACATGTAAAACATGTAAAACTGTATATAAAAAAGAATCTATTAATATGGTTTTTAAAAATAGTAATTGTACAATATGTAAATTTTGCAAAGAAATCCGTAATGCTTTAATGGATTTAAATATAAATAAAAAAGGGGTTTAATATGCTTACTGATAAAGAAAAATATTTCACTGATTTAAACGATCAACAAAAAAAAGATATTAAAAAAATGTTTAATGAATATCTTAAAGACTATTCTAAAATAATGGATTATAAAGATGCCGTTGATTGTGCTATGTATTCAACCCGTCAAAATGCCTCAATCATGATTCAATCATATTCAGCCATAAAATAAACCATTTTCACCAAATATAAGGCCCATAATCAACCGTTATGGGCTTTTTTTTATCTACTTGATACATTATATCCAAATATTCTTTTAATTCGTTAGGCGTTGATTGTGAAGCTTAGGAATGATTTGGATTATTAAACTAGAAAGAATGAGCGCATCAAATAGGCGCATCTCTCCCTTAATGCCGTTATTATACCATAAAATTAATTGACTTACAATAGAATAATGCGCGCAGCTAAAAAGAATGGTGCTAGAATTAGCACAAAATAATAGGCTCAAACATCATGCCTATGGTAAAATCTTATTGGTTATTCAGTAAGAATGGTGCTAATTTTTGTAACTTAATTAAGTTCAAAAGCTTAAAACCTTATAAAACTAGATGATTCGTGATTCCTTTGGGGGAATCTCTCATCATCTTTCTAATATAGATATGATTTTATCATGTTTTCAAGTAACTTCCTAGTGCTAATGATCAAATAATTAAAATAAATTAATTGCACAATAACTATTGCACTAGGGTAAAAAATACTTTACCATTGTTTTGTAGTAAAAACTTATTAACAAGATAAGGAATCATTATGGAGCAAGATAGGTTAGATAAGCTAGTAGATCTAGCTTTAGCAGTTATTAAAAGAGATAAGCTAGAAGATCAGCTATCAGAAGCAAGGTATGAATTATTTAAAGCAGAAGTAGATGCTATCGTTTCAGAAACAAAGGCAGAAGCCGAGGAAGCGCGGAGGAAGAATGATGTCTAAAGAATACGGAGATTATCATGGTGATGAAGATGAAATTGAAGCAGACAAACAAGAGAAAGAAGAGAATGATCCAAGGCATGAGCCAAACTTTGATGAATGGCATGAAGTTCTAAATTTAACATGGGAGGATCTATAATGTATCAGATACAAATGGACACTATCTGTGATGGATGGGTAATGGCATGGGAAGGTGCAGAATTTCCTTTTTATAGTGATGCCCTAATAGAGCTAGATGTATTCTTAATGGAAGTTAAACAGGATGGTTTGGACTATGACCGAGAAGACTATCGTATTAAATTTATAGGGGAATAATATTATGATGACAGACACACCAAGAAAGGATAAGCAAGCAGAAAAAGGGGCATGGTTTGGCATGACACGTTGGAATATTGACGATGTTAAATACCTAGCCCCTACGTGGACAGACGAGCAATGCCATGATTTTATGGAGAGGCATGACAAATACTTGACAGAACGCATGATAGAGCTAGGTTGGGAAGTGCTAGACATTTATGTAGCACAAGAGCAAGTAGATCTAGAATTTGAGGAGGTAGCGTAATGAGTACATCTAACAATGAAGAGTTGCTAGAAGATTATTTTACTGAGCTTTATGACCTATACCTAGCAGATGGTTATCCTATTGTCATGGCAGAACATATGGCATGGGATGGCGCTAGAGAACGATTAATGGAGGAAGCTAACAATGGCAGTTAAGCTAAACGATAATGGTCTTTATTCGTATGTACCAGAAACTAATAAAGAGAAGTTGATAGATGAGATAACAAGTAAGCACCCTCATTTTACTTATGGCGATAATGCTGAAAGTTTATGGAATGAGGAAGAGGAACATTTACAGGACATTTTAAGGGGAGTAGCGTAATGAAAGATACAGCAGAAGATTTTGACGAAGGGTATCAATTAGCATTGAAGTTAATAGATGATTTAGCTAAGATTAGAAAGGATAGTCCAAGTAGTAATCACATGGCCGGAGCAATTTCTTGCATATTAAACTTTGCCTATGTATTCTCTCCTTCTGAAGAGGCAGTAGGTGGACTCATAGAGTTTTGTAAAGACTTTGCTATTAAAGAAAGCAAGGAATTTAAAAAAAGTGATGCCTACCATACTGGTGAAGTTAAAACTCAATATGTACAACATTAAAGGAGAGTAATTTGAAAGCGATAGAGATAGATGACATCACATTAGATGTTGCATTAGATGTTTTGGGTATGAATATACCTACCTTAGCAAAGAAGTTAAAGGTAACAAGGCAATGTTGTTGGCACTGGAGGAAGAATGAAGTTCCTCTAGGGCGCAAGTATCAGAT